CCGTCCTTGGCAGCCCGACGTCGGGCGCCTGATCCTGGCGAAGCGAGCTGACGGGAAATACGCCGCAACCATCGGCGGCACCGGCCTCTCGATCCCGCGCCAGGTAGGCAAGACCTTCCTCGTCGGCGCGATCATCTTCGCCCTCTGCCTCCTGCGGCCGAAGCTCACGGTCATCTGGACGGCCCACCGGCTGCGGACGTCGGAAGAGACGTTCAAGAAGATGCAGGCGTTCGCGAAGCGCAGCCGCGTCGCGCCTCACGTCCTGAACATCGTCCGCGGCTCGGGCGAGGAAGCGATCGAGTTCCGCAACGGCTCGCGGATCTTGTTCGGCGCCCGGGAGCGTGGCTTCGGTCGAGGCTTCGACGAGGTCGACGTCGTGATCTTCGACGAGGCGCAGATCCTCACGGAGAACGCGCTCGACGACATGATCCCCGCGATGAACCAGTCGCGCCAGGAGACCTCGGCGCTGATGCTCTTCATGGGCACGCCGCCGAAGCCGAAGGATCCCTCCGAGGTCTGGATGCGGATGCGGACCGAGGCGCTTACCGGCGAGGACGATGACACCGGATGGGTCGAGTTCGGCTCGGATCCCGGTTACGTGTTCACCCCGCTCCCGGCGCCGCTGTCCGAGAAGGACTGGAAGCAGGTCGCCAAGGCGAACCCTTCCTACCCGCTCGACACTCCTCGCGAGGCGATCCTGCGGATGCGGAAGAAGCTCGGCACCGACTCGTTCCGGCGTGAGGGCGCGGGCGTGTACGACGACGACGCAGCGAAGACTCTTCCCGAGCTGGCCGGATGGCCGGGGCGCGCGACGAAACTGAAGCCGCCGAAGCCCGCGGCGCTGGCGATCGCGTCGGATCCTGATCAGACCTGGCTGTCGCTGGGAGCTGCGTCGATCGAAGTGAGGCGGCAGGCCGGCCGGAAGAAGATCACGCGACGGCACCTGGGCTCGGTCCTGCGGCTCCGTGTCGACCAGCGCGCGAAGTTCGTTGCCGAAGTGAAGCGGATTCAGGACCGACGCAACATCTCGGTCAGCGTGGACACGAAAGGCCCGGCCTCCTTCGTGATCGACGACCTCGAGGAAGCTGGCGTGAACGTGACGCGCGTCGGCCTCGAGGAGAAGATCCAAGCCGACGCCGACCTATGCACCGCCGTTCAGACGGGCACCGTCGAGCACGGCGACTACACGGAGCTGAACGACGCGGTCAAGGCCGCGGGCTGGCGCAAGGTCGGCGACCGTCGGGCACTGGCACGAAACGGCGGCGACATCTCGAGTCTCGAGTCCGTCGCGCTGGCGCTCTGGGCAGCCGAGTCCCTGAGCTACGACGTCGACGACTCGTTCCTGTGAGGAGGCACTGATGCGCGATCAGATCGCGACCGCGTTCGAGGTGTTCGGCCTCCTGTTCTTCGCCGCCGCGGCCGGCGTGCTCGGCGCGCAGGTCAACCTGACGACCGGCCTCGCAGCGGTCGGAGCCGCGCTCTCGGTCGAGGCCGTGCTGATCGGGCTCGCGGCACCGAAGGCGAAGACGGGTGACGACGAGTGAGCCTGTTCGTCAATCGGACCGCGAACCTGCCGACCGCCGAGCAGCTCCTCGCGGATCGCACCGGCCGGCGCTTGGGGTACGGGCCGGTCGCCCGCGACCAGGCGCTCACACACTCCGCGGTCTGGGCGTGCCTGCGGCTGCGCGCTGACCTGATCTCGACGATGCCGGTCGACATCTTCCGGCGCGTGAACGGCGTGCAGGTCGAGGTCCCGAAGCCGCCCGTATTCGTGAAGCCCGGCGGGTCGCGGATGCGCTGGATGGAATGGATGTACGCGACGCAGGTCGACCTCGACTCGTTCGGCAACACGTTCGGGATCATCACGGTTCGTGACGGCACCGGCCTGCCGGCCGTGATCGAGCTGGTCGCCGCTTCGTCGGTGACGATCCGCTGCAAGGACAACGTCTGGACCTACGTGATCAAGGGCGTCGAGTACAGCGAGCGCGACATCTGGCACGAGCGGCAGTTCTCCGTCGCCGGGATGCCCGTCGGCCTGTCGCCGATCGCGCACGCGGCGATGTCGATCCGCGGCTACCTGTCAGCGCAGGAGTTTGCGCAGGACTGGTTCAGCAACTCGACGATCCCGTCCGGCCACCTGAAGAACACAGCCCGGACCTTGAACCGGAAGCAGTCGCTCAAGGCGAAGCAGTCGTTCAAGGCGGCGGTCTCGTCGGGCGACGTGTGGGTCTCGGGCAACGATTGGGAGTACAACATGCTCGCGGCGAAGGCCAGCGAGTCCGGCTTCCTCGAGTCCATGAAGGCGTCGATTCCCGACGTGTGCCGGTTCCTCGGCGTGCCTGGCGACATGATCGACGCCGAGACGTCGACCGGTTCGATCACGTACGCGAACATCACGCAGCGCAACCTGCAGCTGCTCATCATCAACATCGGTCCGGCGGTCGCCCGGCGTGAGGACGCGTTCACCGCGGACCTCCTGCCGCAGCCGCGCTACGCGAAGCTCAACGCGAACGCCCTGCTCAGGATGGACCTGAAGTCCCGGTACGACTCGTACAAGGTCGCGATCGACTCCCGGTTCATGACCCCGAACGAGGCCCGGGACAACGAGAATCTGCCGCCGCTCACCCCTGAGCAGGAAGCCGAGATCGGGCGCCTGTTCCCCGCGAAGGGCGTTCCGCCCGTCACGCAAGGAGTATCCGCATGAAGCAGCTCACCCTCAGCGAGGCGGCAGTCCTGCGTGCCGACGGTGGCCGGTACAGCGCACCCGCCGCCCGGCCGTCCGAGCGCCGGTGTGCCGAAGCGAGCGACTCCTCCGCGGGCGTACGGGTCACGCTCCGCGCCGAGGCCGTGAAGCGCAGCACCGCCGACGACGGCAGCGAGGTCGTGACCGTCGTCGGGATGGCCTGCGTCACCGAATCCGGTTACGAGATGTGGGACTGGGCCGGCCCGTACACCGAGGTCGTCGCCCTCGACGCGTTCGACGCGACCCTGCTCGCCGGCCCGCTGGTCGAGTTCACCCTGAACCACAACTACAGCGGCGGCGCCCCGATGGCCCACACCCGCAACGAGACGCTGACGCTGCTCGCGATCAAGGACGCCGAGGAGACCGGACTCTCGTTCGAGGCGCAGGTCGACCCGACCCGCACCGACGTCGCCGACATGGTCAAGGCTCTCGACCGCGGCGACCTGGCCGAGGCGTCGTTCAAGTTCCGGATCGTCCGCGGCCTCTGGTCCCCGGACTACACCGAGTACCGGATCAACGAGGTCGACCTCGACCGCGGCGACGTGTCCGCCGTGAACTTCGGCGCGAACCCGGCCGCGTGGTCGGGCACCCGTTCTGAGAAGGCACCGGAGAAGCCGGCCGCACGGGCCGTGTTCATCTCCGAGGACGAGACCAAGATCCGCACCCTGCGCGGCCTCTGAGCCGCCACCCCCGAACCCCTGCCGCCCGACCAGGCGGCAGGTCAACCCGAAACGCACGTGAGCGAACGCGCGCGCCGTCAGGCCCGCCCGCGAACCACCTGCCCGGAGGGATCCAACAAAACAACGATCCCCGTGCGGGGAGAAAGAGGCATCGTCACCATGACGCTTGCTCAGCTCATCGCGCAGCTCCGGGCCCAGATGGCCGCGAAGCTCAACGAACGCAACACCTTCACGTCGGAGCTCGCCGAGCTCCGTCAGGCCGAGACCACCGACCAGGAGCGGGTCGACGAGATCCGCGCCGCGCAGGCCGCTCTCGACGCCGAGATCGACCAGATGCAGGCGCAGGTCGCCGACCTCGAGGCCGAGCTCGCTCGCGACGACGCCGCGGACCGCCTGGCCCGCGAGGTTCACCCCGGAGCCAACGCCCCGGGCGAGACCCGTGCGCCGGTCACCGTGACCAGCGAGGCCCGCACCTACGCGGCCGAGGTCGACGCTCGCGGCGTCAACTTCGAGCGCGACGTCGCGGCCGCGTTCCTCGGCGACTACGAGGCGCAGGCGCGTCTCGGCCGGCACATGGCCGAGGAGCGTGTCGAGCGGGGCGACCAGATCGAGCGGGCCGCGGGAACGGGTGCCTTCGCCGGCCTCACCGTCCCGCAGTACCTCGTCGACCTGTACGCCCCGGCGGCTGCCGCCCGGCGTCCGTTCGCCGACGCGATCCGGCACCACGACCTGCCCGCGCAGGGCATGGTCGTGAACCTGTCCCGGATCACGACTGCCACCTCGGCGGCGCTGCAGGCCGCGGAGAACAACGCGGTCTCGGAGACGAACATCGACGACACGCTGCTGTCGATCAACGTGCAGACCGCCGCAGGTCAGCAGACGCTGTCCCGTCAGGCGATCGAGCGTTCCTCGGGCGTCGAGGCGATCGTCCTCGACGACCTGTTCCGCCGGTACGCGACGGTGCTCGACTCGACGCTCATCAACCAGGCCGCGACCGGCCTGACGAACGTCGCGACGAACAACGCGTACACCGACGGCACGCCGACCGCGGCCGAGCTGTACCCGAAGATCCTCGCGGGTCTCGCGGGCGTCGAGGCCGCGCTGATGGACCAGTCCTCGGGCGAGTCCCTCGCGGTCATGCACTCGCGGCGCTGGTACTGGATGCAGTCCCAGGTGGGCAGCTCGTGGCCGTTCATCGGCCAGCCGGGTCTGACCAACTACCAGGGCGGCGTCAACGAGGCGACCAAGTACGGCTCCGGTGCCCGTGGCACCCTGCCGAACTCGACGCCGGTGATCGTCGACAACAACATCTCGACCGCGCTCGGTGCGGGCACCGAGGACGAGATCTACATCGTCGACCCGAACGAGTGCCACCTGTGGGAGGACCCGTCGGCGCCGATGTTCATCCGCGCCGAGCAGACCCCCGCGGCGTCCCTCGGCGTCCTGCTGGTCGTGTACGGCTACTTCGCCTACACGTTCACCCGGCAGGCGCACGCCCAGAAGATCAGCGGCACCGGCCTGATCCCGCCGACCTTCTGATCGCCTGACGATCCCGCTCCCGGACACGACCTGTCCGGGGGCGGGATCTGCGTAACCCACCAGTTGAACCGAAGGAGATCGTCTCGTGACCACCGCGAAGCGCAGCACCGCCAAGAAGACCGCAGCCAAGAAGACGACCTCGGGCGTGCCCGAAGCGCCTGCGCCCGTGGACCAGCCGCCGGCACCGACCCCGGACGCCGAGGACGGCGCAGCCAAGCTGAAGGCCGCGAAGAAGCCCGAGATCGGTTCCCCGGCCTGGCAGCGTGCCGACCGGATCCGCGCCCTCGAGGAAGAGCGCCGCGGGTACGAGCAGCGCGGCCTGAAGGACCGGATCGCCGAGGTCGACGCGCAGCTCAAGCTCGCGAAGTCCAGCGTCAAGGACCGCAGCGAGCCGCCGTCCGACAAGGCGTGACCCGTGGCCGACATCCTCGATCTGCCGGCCGCGCGTGCCGCGCTGAGGCTGCCGGCCGCGGACACGACCCCGAATGCCGACCTGACGGCGACCTACATCCCGGCCGTGACTCGCATCGTCGAGGACATGGTCGGCCCGCAGGTCGCTGCCGCGAACCAGGTCTGGACGGCTGACGGCGGCGTCTCGTCAATCCTGCTCCCGGTGCAGGCGACCGCGATCGTGAGCGTCGTCGAGAACGGCGTCGCACTGGCCGCGGGCGACTACTTCTTCGACGAATCCGCGTCGGCCGTCCTGCGCGGCACGATCCTCGCGCCGATGACGTTCATCCACGGCCGGCAGAACGTGGTGATCACGTACA